TTCCAAGATGGATTCCTCGAAGTCCGACACGAAAGAGTCGATGTCTTCGCATACGACCATGATTGGGCGGACGGGTTCGTACTTTCGGATGTGCTCGACGTAGAGCTGGATTCCAGAGCCATTGTCCCAGAAGAGGACGATGCCACCGTAGGTCTCTACGAAGGTCTTCTCAAGAAGACGGAGCGTGCAGGACTTTCCACACCCAGGAGGTCCGTGGAGGAGGTATCCACGCTTGTGGGCGAAGCCCATCTTCTGGAAGATGTGCCGCCGATCGAAGAAAACCCCAATCTCCTTGGTGATTTCCTTAACGCTGTCGTCAATCTCCAGGGGTTGGTCGTTGGTGACCTCTACCGGCTCAAAACCTGGCAGGCGTGAGCCGTCGATGGACACTGAGGCCATTTTGTAAAGGCCCGCACCGAGAGTGTTTCGGTCCAAAGCCTCAGTGTAGTAATTAGTGGTGCCCTGGACGGCAATGACCGTCTTGGGCTTCTGTCCGATGTTCTCAGCCAATGTCGTCGTCATGTCGAAATCCTTTGAAAATTGGAAACCTCGGCTTACCGTCGTCGGTCAAGCCGAAATACTTGTACGTCAGCTGCTCTGGCAAAGTTCCAGCGTTGAAGTCCTTCCAGTATGCCTTACGCTGCTCATCGCTGAAGCCGCTGCCAATCTCAAACAGCTCCCCGCCCTTCGTCTTACATTGGAGAGCCCCAAGAGAGCCGGCATACTTACCATTCCCCACGACTGCACCGAGCACTGCGGCCTCGTCGTCAATGAATGACTTGACCTTGAGAAGGGACCGGCTGCGCTTCAAAAGGACCGGCTCTTGGCCACGACGGTACATAGCCCCCTCGAAGCCCTTGTAGACGTAATCAGTGCTGTGACGAACCATGCGCTCAGGGTCCGGATCGACAGTCTCAAACATGTCTACCACGCCGAGACGTGCGACTGAGCCGGGCACATCGCGCAGAGCCTTCTGAATGAACTCCCGAGCAAGGTCGTAGCGTTCACGATACAGCTTGGTGGGCTTCTCCCAGTCATCCTGGGTGGTTGCGTCAAAGAGCAGGTACTTCAGGTGCTGGGTATCTCCGCCCTTCTTGAAGAGAACGTGCTGGAGGGCTTGGAAGTCGATTCGGTCATTGATGACGACTACGACTTCGCCATCCAAAACCAGACTCTGGGTCGGGTTCCTGGTGTCGTTAATCTCCTGAAGCTTCTCACGGATAGGCTCGAAGTTCAGCCACTCCTTGCCAGTGCGGCTGTAGAGATGGACCCGACCTCGGTTGGCAGGTAGGAAAGCCACACAGCGGGCTCCATCGAGCTTGGGTTCAACACACCACTTCCCAGCCAACAGATTGGGCTTCACCTTGGAAAAGTCCTCGGCCAGTGGGACCGTGAATTGGAAGATGGTGCCCTCACCAAGGGTGTTGTTGACGTCCTTGGCGCCAAGGTCCAAACGCAGGTCCTGCTTGATAATGCGCTCGGCCCACTTTCGCTCAGTATCGTTGCAAAGGCCCAGGAAGGAGGCAATTCGGTCCTGGGCGGCATTACCGGTCAGCTGGCGACTGCTAAGCTCATCCAGAATCAAGAGAAGCTCCCGGTACCAGCTCTTGCTGTCGTTGAAGACAGAGACCTGGGCTTCAGCGGGCTTAGGGAGCTTTTTGACTCCGAATGTAATCTGGGGTGAGAGCGCCAAGGTCAACACCTTTCGGAGCTGGGGGCTGTCGGCCTTCTTCAATGCCTCCAAACGAGCATTGCCACGGGGTGCGGACTCAAGGCTTTCGAGCGACTTTACAAGGTCCATCGGTTCTCCAAACGCAAATGGGTGAATTCGATCATGTCCAGTAAACTCTAATCCTCTCACGACTTCGTGTCAAGGCCGTGTAGCACCAACGTCGCCCCTCTTCGGTTGCAAGGCGCACACTGTCCTCGATCACAATCAAAGCCTCGGGCCATTCACTGCCCTGGGCCTTATGACATGTGAGCGTGTACCCGAGGTTGGCGTGCATGTGGTTTTTCTTCGCCGGAAGTTCAGGATAGGCCCTCTTCATAGCAGCACGACTGGCCTTTGCAATCATGTCTGGGTCTAGGCCTTGGACCCGACCAAAGACCTCCTCGGGGCTAATTACGGCTTCACAGGGGGTATCCTTGAAAGTGACCTCCTGGAAGCCCATGTAGTGACTTTTTCCTCCCTTTCGGTCGGTGACGGCCACCTTAAGATGGCTACGGCCAAACTCTCTGATGGTAAAAACCTCCCCATTGAAGACGTCTAGCTCGTAGTTGTTCTTTACAACCATGAGAGGTTCATCCTCCCGGAGGAGCCCCTTAGGCAGCCCCCGCAGCTCTCTGATTTTCATGTTGAGGTCGTGCCTGGTTGCGTTCTTGTGGCAGATGATAACACCACCGGCAGTCCAGTTGTCGAGCAGGGCCTGGTCGAGAGCTGCATCGACGACGATTGGCAGTTCCATGATGGAGGCCATCAGGTTGGAGTTGGTCCTGATGTCATTGCTGATACGGATAATGGGCGAGTCCAGAGCCTGACGCAGGATTTCAGTCAGGTTGACCTTGAAATCGGCCTCAAAGTCCGGAGCGAAGACGCTGAAAGCCTTCTTGTTGGGGTCCTTCTCAACCGGTGGCAGCTGAAAGCCATCCCCAATGAAGACTAAATTCAGCCCAAGGGCCTGGGCAAAGAAGTGGAGATGCATAAAGACCTGGCTCGTGACCATTGAAGCCTCATCGATGATGAGGGTTTTGTTGGGCGGCAGCCTGAGTTCCTTGCTGGACTTCATCATAAAGTCGTACTCCCCGGTAAACTCGTCCTTGATCGGGGTGTACTGATACCGATGTATGGTCATCGCCTCACAGCCAGCAGCTTCTTTGACCCGCACAGCGGCTTTGCCAGTAGGAGTGAGGACGAAGAGGTCTGGGGACTCCTCCGCCAGTACCTTCAAGAGGGTGGTCTTGCCAGTACCCGCATACCCGCTGATGACAGCAATACCCCCACCGCCCGGGAACTTGTCCTTCATTCCTCTGATTACAGCCAGAGCCTCTGCCTGGCCGGCGGTGGGGGTAAAATTGCTCACTTTGATTTCTTGACCTTGATGACAGTGGGCTTCTTAGCCTTAGCGGGGAGCTTGATAGCTCTGGGGATCTTGTCAGCCTTGGCCCGTTGATCGTAGTAAGAATCTCCATCTAGAATAGATGGCTCATCCACTACATTATCATCCCTAAAGGCCGGATACCAACGGTCGCCGCAGCAGCCACAGTCTCCTTGGCCGCCAAAGTAGAGCCCCAAGATGGAAGTGGCCCTATCGTTCGCTTTCTCGGCAGAGGAGGCTTCCACATACACCTCAATCGCAGGCTCTTGGAAGTACCCACCACTATTGTTCTGATGAAAGCTATACCACTTGTTCTTTGCCATATTCTTCTCCTTTGCCCCTGTCATGGGACTCGAACCCATGTGTAACCAGGTCGAATGCTACCGACCAGGCCAGTTGCACCCGCCAGGGATAGTGCCCCCGAAATGGTCACGCTCGGGAACCACACGTTATCTTTTCAAGACGGTTGAGTCCACCACTAATCGATGGAACCCTTAAAGCCTTCGACCATTTGCTTGGACGGTATTACCCCTTGCTGGCGGTCTGGGAGTTACCCTGCCCCGTTACCTTGGCAGTAGATGTATTCTTGCCGTCGCGAATCTTGATGCGGAGTGCCAGCTTCGTGCGCTCCTTCTTGGCCACGCACCCCGCCGCATCCAAACGGGCAAGCTGCTGCTCGGGGGTACGTCCAGCCGACTCCAGGGCCCGGACTGCGGCTGCCTGACGTCGAACCTCTGCTTTGTTGCCACCATTCGTTGCCATTGCTGACTCCTGGGTTTAGTTGGACTGCGTTGAAGGACTTACTCTACCACTGGAGAATCCGGGATGTCAATACCAATTCGGCTCCAGAAGTTTGGGTTTGCGTATTCGCCCGGGTAGCCCCTGGGATTGCAATAGGTCCTCATCTTGGAATTCCCAACCGATCCGACGTAGTCGACGGAGACGTGGGTGTGACCATGTACCCAAAGCTGGGGAAGCTTCGCCTCCTCCAGCCATCCGGTCATGTCGGCCAAGAAGAACGGATTGAGGGGTGAATCGCGGTACCTGGGGTCGATACTCCCGGGTAATGGAAGGTGGTGTGTAAGCACAACATCATTCTTCCGCAGCCCCTGGGCGACACGAACAATAAAATCGTAGTGTCGGCCATAGACGGTTGGCTCAAATGGGCAGCTCTCGTCTCCAATCCACCTGAAGTCGGGCATCATTCGTTTGGCCAGAACGTCCGGGCTGTCGGGGAACCACATTGTGTCACCCACAAAGCGGACCCCATTGAAAGTGAACGGTCCATCGTGGAGCATGACCAGATTGTGGAGGTTTGGGTTTGTCCGCAGCCCGCGAATGAACTGGTCCACGTACTCGAAGCTAGATTCGTAGTACTCGTGGTTACCGGGTACGTACAAAACCTTCTTGTAGAAGCTGCAAAGCTGGGCCATCTGGGCCTTCCAGAAGCCTTCATGTCGAGCTACTTGGCAAATATCTCCCGCCAGGACCAGAAGGTCCGCTGGGTCCCGGAGTTTGAGCGCATCGACTCCATGGAAGAACTCTTCCCCGTCCGATGCGGACATCTGCTCAAAGTGCAAATCGGACATCACATGGATTCTCATTTGGGCACCAAGGCTGTAAGCGTTTGAAAAAGCTGGTAAATCAGGTAGATTTGGTACGTGACAAGCGTCACATAGCCAACCAAGGACAGACCAAGGGTTGCCCAGGCT